ACGGATTTATTGACGATTACTAAATAAACCTTGTAATTACTGGTGTTTTCAACCCATAAAACATATCAATATATTATACTCCAATTCACTATGGATTATCAATTATTTCACAATTATTATTATACTTGCAATTAATATTAGTTGCGGTAAATATTACTTCTCATATTTTACCACATTTTACAATTAGAATTTGACGGATATTTGACGAAATAAAAAAAGAGGGTAGCAATTAAGCTACCCTCTAATACGTTTAGTCTAATTCAATTAATCGGTGTAGTTCGCCATTTACAAACCACATTTCACATGTTACGTTATCGCCATCTTTTAGAGTGGCCATATATAACCCCTCTTTGTTAGGTTGAATATCTTCTGCGAATTGATGTGTTTTTCCTTCAAATGTAAATACTTGTGCCATTGTGTTATTCCTTTCAGTTATAAAGTAATACTTTCCAACTGTCAACTAACAGTTGATTGTTGCAATCCGTGCAACTCGGAGATAGTTAGATCACCATTCCTTTACTGTGTAAAGTGCGCTAGCGCCCTCTAAATGTTGTCCATTGAAATGTGTTAACACTTCAAATTTACCTGCTTGATAGCCTATGGTTTCATAGGCTTTATTATCTATCAAAGTAACACCAGTTTTTATCTTGTGTCCTTTGTTTAGATTGATTTTGTACACATCGACTTTTTGTTCATCGGTGTTAGCAACTACTGCGGTTCTATCAGATTTTTCAGTAACAGCTTTAGGTACATTAGGGTTGCTATGTGCAATATCCTTTTTCACCTGTTCTGCTGCGACTTCAACTGTAGGTGCTTGTGTGTAATAAGTCGCTATCGGTTGAGTTCTTTCCTTTTTGGAAATAACTTCCTGTGCTTCCTGTTCGGTAACATGAATTGCCTTTGACAATTCTTGAGGTGATTCAGCCTGCTCTTGTGTAACAATAACAGGTTTTTCTAATTCTTTTTGTTTGTGATGATATATTACTACACCTACAATAGCGATAAAAACGCATAGGGCAATCGCTACGGCTATTTTGTAGTGTTCCTTGATAGTTTGTACCAACTTACTAATTAACATGGCTTACACCTCATTTAATTCATTTTGTAGCATTTCCAACGCTCTAAATTTTTCATCGGCGAAACGTTCATTTAAGTTATCACGTAATGCACTGTTGTTCCATTCTGTACTCATACATACATCATAGATACAAGCGATGATGTCATAGTCAAAGCGTTTATCATCAACGTAGGATAGATTAGGCAATTCTAAATTCAAAGCCTTTTCCATTAACTTCAATGCATCGTTGAACATATCAATGATATTACCTACGCCATATTGCACTGTTCTACTCCATATCACATCTTTCAATGTGTCGGAGTGTTTATCCACATGGAATAGGTTATCTTGTAACAATTTACACGCTACATCATAGTATTTAGCCTTGATGTAATCATGTTGCATCTGTGCAAATCCTTGTCTATCAATAGCACCGAGTTCTTTCCATTGGTCGATAAATTCATCACTATTGATTTCGCCACTATCTACCAATGCTCTTGCGTAGTCGGTGTAGTACCCACCTTGCCGTAATCCCCAACCTAGAAATTCATCAACGCTACCGCAATTACTAGCTAATTGATATGTACCATAGGAAATACCACCTGCATCATTAACCCCACTTGATACACAAGCAGGGTCTCCATTACTCTCATATACTGCACTTAATCCGCCTAATTCCATTTTTGCTGCTCCTTTCTATTACTTTCACGTCCGCCCAAGTATCCGACTAACCCTGACGATATACTCATCGCCAATTCGTTATAACCATATAGGATAGCCATTATATTTACAGTTCCTAATATGATGATTGTCAGTACTTCTCGTATACTTATTTTTTCAATCATTTAATCGCTTCCTTTACCGATTTAACGAACCCTATCACCTGTTTAAATAATTCAATCGCACGCTTGAACCATATCGTTTCAACAAATTCAAGTTCAATCATATTCTCTACACAACTTGCCAATTCGATAAATATAGGTATCAAATACAACAATGTGCATAGGAATACATCAACACGGCCCAATACAGGTACTTCTACATCAGGCAATGTTAATAGAATAAACGCTAATAAAAAAAGCCACGGATAGGATTTGACTAATTTCTTAGTCATATCCGCTCGTAGCTTGCCACTCACTAAAAATCGTTTAGGCTTTCCGTTAACCTCTACTACCGCCCAACCTCTCCATAGAATAGCTAATATAGTATTTTTGATTGTAACTTCTCTCTTTGTTGCTAGGTTGTAATTCCTTGCTTCAACTAGCACTCGCAAAATTGTGTCTATAAACACAAGAATAACTGTTGTGAATATAGCTAATGAAATTCGTACAGCCTCGCTCACGTTAAACACCTCGTTAAATATTGGAATAAAGATTTCTATCATACTCATCCCCCTTGTAAATATTAATCAGTCAACACGTCTTATTCTTATTTCGCTTTTTCTGGAAGTACATTCTTTTTGTGGCAATACATATCCATTTGCATTCATTACACTTGCTTTAAACATATATGTTGAACCATCTTTACCATACAAATTAACGATTACTCGAAAAAAACCACGTTCTGTAATTCTAAACTTACCGCCAAATGCCTCTGGGATAACAAATGTACCAATAGGAAGATAAACATTAAATATATAATCTTTATTATAATTGTTAATTTTAAATTGTTGCTCATTAAATAAAATCGGATCTTTTTGCACATAGAATTTCTGATTGTTTTTTCCAACGATTAACTTAGTAGCATTATTCCCTAATCGTGCATACTGCTTTTTGTTTCCGTTAGATATAGTTAGATAATCATTACCACCAATATCTCGTGCATCATCGGTCAATCCAAATTCCTCGGATTGACCTTTAATATTTACTACCAACTTAGCCATCTATGTATACCTCGTTCGTTCCGTTCGCACTCCATAATTGCAATCTACTATTTAATGATGTTTGAGTTCTCCCCCAACTTCCCCATCGGTCAGCCATGAAAGTACGATGATAGGTTTCACCATTTAATGTGTGCAATGTGTGGTCGATTAATTTACCATCTCCAAAGTTAAATACAATCAGCATACCTTGCTTATGCGAACGTGGTGGATTATTAGCACCGCCATCGAAATTGATTTCGTAGCACCCTTGCGTTGTGAGTGTATTCCAATCTGTTGCGGTATCTAATTTAGAGTATGGAAAACCAAATGAACCTGCATCACCTTTTTTAACAAACGTTTCATCGGCTTTAGCCTTACTATAAATAGCTTTGTCATAATGTTTGGTAGTTAATACTGTGCTACTATCTGTGCCGTCATAGTGCTTTAAGGTAGTACCTGTTAAGTATACAGGTACACTAGGGTCTCCCAATTCCACCGCATCAGATGTTGATACTTTACCAATACGCACACCATGTCCGTCTGTTTTCTTGCCCTCTAACAATATATTGTTGTTAAGCACAATAGAACCACTTACATTACCGCCTGTGAGTTTTAAATAGTCTAGTGTTGCAAGTCTAGCAGTGTTAATTGAGTTCTGATAATCTCGGTTTGGGTCTCCTACATAAATATCGACTTGATGCCGTTTACTAGGTTTTTCTGTTAATACTGCAAAATAGAATTTGCCATTACAGTATGCTATATCTTCAATTTCAGTAGTTCTATTGATTTCAATAATCTGTTTAACTGTTCCGAATGGTGTACATTCTACCAAACTACCGAGCGTTGCACTCATGATGCATCCGTTAAGCATTAATGCACCATTGTTGTTAAAGTCATCATATTGGTAGTCAATTTGATATGTTTTCATTTTCTTGAAATCATCGTTGTACAAGTTGACTTCACGCAAGCGTTGTTGACCGCTAATTGGTACGATACTCACATAAGTTCGTGTGATAGGATCATATCCAATGTTAAATACACGCTCGTTCAATGTGATGGTCTTTTCAAATGTCATAGTATCCGCATTAAATACAGATAGGTTATTACCATTCTTTAAGCCATTAGCAATGTAAATTTTATTCGTGTATTTGTTGTAGCACATAGTGTTACAATGTCCCATTTTGTCAGGGTCGCTAAACTTATATGTACCTACGATTTCAAATGTATCTGGATTTAATTCATACAAGTTTTGTTTTGTACCATCGCTATTAATACAAGCTAGTACAAACACATTCTTTTTCTCATTATAGGTAAAGCCTTGACATTGGTTGACTTCATCGCCGTATTGGATGTTTTTAACAAAGGCGATGTTGGATGCACCTTTTAACATTGGTGTTTCTGTAGGATAGAACGGCTTAATGTTATTGTATGTACCCATATCCATAACACTATCAACAGTATCAAACGAAACATGTTCATTCACTTTGTAGATGCCATTAGGGATTAACAATATTTTGTTTTTCAAATTATCGTTAGCACGTTTGAATGCTGCGGTATCATCTGCTACACCATCACCAACCGCCCCAAAGTCTTTAACGGATACGATGCCATACAAACTATCTTTAGGAATAAACTTTGTATCGGCTTCGGTTTTTGTAATCAA